ATGCGTCAATTTTGTCTAACTCGAAAATTATTTTTGTTAATAGAATCCCTAAGTAAAATGACAATCAACGAGCATGTAATGATAAATTTAGTTACTAACGCTCACCAACAGGTGAGTGTTTTTATTTTTACTTGCCCAAACTATGAGGAAATGATAATTCATAAATAGACATACAATTCACATTCCTTTATTATTAAAACACACAAGTAAGAAAAGACAGACTTTGTGCTTGTCTTTTCTTATTAAATTGCATAATTTAAAATAATGTGTCAAATTGTAAAAATGGCCATTAAACATATAATTATAATTAACATACTATAGATTATAAGGTTTTCTGGTCTGGATTTTTTCTTGTAATAATATAATCAAATCAGTCAACACACTTAACAAATTTATATGAAATAAGCCTATAGGTTTTTTATTTATTTAAAAATTCATTTAGTGTAGAGTTATCACTTTCTTTTTCAATAAGATTCTCTATATTTTCATTGTCATTTTCTTTTGAACTTATAAATCCATCATCTATTAAACTTTCGATTCTATTTTCTACTTCTTTTAAGTTCCAACCTATTTTATTGATTTCTTTTTTGTAATCCATATATAATCTCCTTGGTTATTTATTTGTAATATAATCGAATGTATAACATAAATAGCAATAAAGATATTAAATTAATTTAAATATTAAAAAGCAGATCAAAGTTATAATAACTACCTATAAACTATATTCACCTATTTAGATTTAGATCACTTATAATAGAGGACTGTTTTAAATAAGAAACTTCATATAAATCAGCTAACCTTTTAATAAAATCAATTAAATTCCTTTCATTTATTAATTGATTTTCAAAATCTGTTTTTAATTTTATAAATTTCTGTTTTTCTTGTTCGGTGCTTATCTTTTTGAAATACCCCCACATATGACAAAAGGCATTAATTATTGAACCTTTAGATGGTTTCTTACTTAATGCGTATTGAATTTTTTGCTGAACTAATTCGATTTCAGCATCGTTATTCATCAAATATCTAATGTCATTATAAGTATTGTGATCATGCCACAAAACTTCATATTTATATCTACTCCATAGTTTTTCTTTTTGAAGTCGTTTATTGATTTTAAATACCTACTTTCAATATTTAATTTAATAAAAAGGAATTCTTTTACTGGCTTCAATAATATCTTTAGTAAAGAAAAATTGTTTACCTTGTCCAGTATATGCTGGATTAAGTATCAAATTTGCTTTAGCATTATATAACCATTCGGGATTTATTCCTGAATTCAAAATATCTTGAAACTCTTGAAACTCTTTATTCCAGTCTAAATTGAGTTTCATTTATAATCACCTCGTAAATATAATAAAACTCTAGTTCGTTATTGTAAATAAAAAAAAGACAGACTAGACCGTCTGCCTTATAAATTAAGAGTTATAATGCTAAAAACTGATAAATACAATTTAACATGACATTGAACTATCAAGCAAATAACCATCCCGTAACATACTTGGGCAATTGGTATGAGCAAAAATTAATAATTATAAAATAATATATATATAGCTGTATGTAAGTTTACTAAAGCATTAAATATTAGAATAAGCCTATTTTATACTCACTCTAATATGATTAAAAGAAAAAATTTAGTTGTATAATAACCAAATAAAAAAGACGACTTTTAAAGTCGTCTAGTGTGTATTCGTAAGAAAGTGATAAGTGATTCCATTACCTATTATATACAATTTTAGTTATATTGCAAATATTTAATCATTTTAACTATTAACTTGTCTAACATCTGCTTAACTCTCTGCTCGCCTACTTCGAATATACGAGCCATATCTTTGTAATTTTTCCCCTCTACCATCAGTAAAAACAAATTAAACTCTTTGAATGTTCCTACTGTTTCGGCAGCCAATTCTAGCTCGTTTAAAAATATCGCATCTTCTGTATTCATTTGATCTATACGCTTATGGTCAACTTCAGCACCTAACTCAAAGAAATCATCTGTTTCAATGGGTTTATCTTCATAATCATCGTTAATATGCTCGTGACAACTCAATATAAACTGTTTAATCGTCTTTTTATCATACATAGCTGATTTCACTCGCCAATCGATCTAATATAGACGTTCTAGCACGCAACAATGCTCTTTGTTTAATACCGATAACGTCGCAAATAACGTCATCTGATAAGGTTTCCTTGTCCCACCACGTCAACTTGATAACTTGTTGTTTTAATAAAGAAGAATCATTATATACAGCAGTTATACCTTTAACCATATCACATATATTTCGGTACTGAAGGTCATTGACGTTATGAGGTCTGTTGATGTACCAGTCACAAAGTCTGTGATAGTTCAACATATACTTGGATAACATTTTATAGTTCACATCTTGATACTCAATAATCATATGGCAAGCACCTCACGTTCATTTTGCAGGCTTTCACGTTTTGTTTCGATATAGTCATTATAAATCACTTTATTGGCTTGTATATGCTTCTCACGGCGTTGTGAACGGTTTTTATGATGGACTTGATATAAATCTTTCTGCAGTTTCTCAATCATTTTGTGTGGCTTATATGAGCCATTTGACTGCATGTATTGAATGATAGCCTTTTGTTCATACGAAGGATAGTGTTTGATTAGCTTTTTAACCAAATTTAGTCGTTTATTTGATTGTTTTTTATATCTATCCAGTTCGTCTTTTTTCTCAACAATCCAACATACTAACTTTTCTAAAGGATATGAAGTTGTGACTACACCCATCACATCATCACACACTGTATGACTGACATTTAAATGATACATTGCATCGATTTGTTCCTCTATTGCTTTTATTTTACGATTAATAAACATAGGATTATAAGCAGTTAATAGCTCGTATTCGGTTATCTTTTCTGCAGGATAATATCTTAATACTTGCTTACAGGGTTTTAGATGCATGTTATAACCTCATTTCTTTATATAGTTATATAAACGCTTATAAGTTTTCTGCAACAGTTGCAGAAATCCATTTCTCACCAAAATTTGGAAGGCATTATTATATATTTAAGTTTGTCCAACAGTTGGACAATTAGTCATTTTTGCCTATGCCAAACTCTTCATATACTGATTTAGGCTTCTTACCTGTCACAAAATCACCTACGGGATCATACTCATTTTTTGTCTTAGGTTCCATAATCTTGAGACGTGCCTCAACAGTTAAGCCTAATTTGGGACAAATGGCGTTCATTGTATTCACGCTATCCCTTTGTATTGTGTAATGAGGTGAGAGTTTACTTCCACGTTCAGTCACAACCACCATACCTTCTTCTTGTAATTTGAGTGTGGCATTTTTGTAGTTACTATATGTTTGGCAATAAGTAGCAAGCAGACCTTTGTCTAAATCTTTTATAGGTAATTCATTAATAAGTGGAAGCACTCTATACCATTCTTGAATAGCATCATCGTCTAAAAAATCGGGTGGCTCTTTTGATAAAGGTGTAAGCTCATTCATAGCTTTCTCAGTCGCATTTCTTTGTTCTTGTACATCTTTGGTACGATAAGCTTTTTGTTGTGATAATAGTTTTCTCTGTGACATTTATATCATCTCCTATAATTGTTATGTATTTTTTAAGCGAGCGCTCTCTCGTATTCTTTAGTAATAAAGTCAGCGCTGTCTTATTGTCGAAAAATCTCGACGCTAATTCTAAAGAATTCATACACAAATGCGTCCACGTGGTCGTTTTAGTTAGTCGTCGTGCAAATTTTGCACTTCGTTGTAATTTCGAACGGAATTATAAATATTCTTTTTCATTACTTCTTTTTGTAATGATTTAGGTGCGTTAAGAAAGTTGGCTTTTTGTATGTTGTCTAGATTTGTAGACAACTCATTTAAATTAATGTAGTAATAAATTTTAAACTTATTTAAGTTATTGTTTACGTGCAATTGATTCAGAACGTTGTGCTTGTTCTAGTTGGGATTCTAGTTGGGATTTTTCTTCGTCACGTTGTTTGAGTTGTTTTTTGTATTTTTCTAATTCTCTAGTTGTCGCTTCATCTATTGACTTGTTACCATTTTCGGTTTCGATACCGTTTTCTATAACGTGATTGCGTTGTTCTTCAGGCATAGTTGCTAATTGGTATAATGCTTTAATTCCTAAATGCAACACCGGTGTTGTATTTGAACTTCGAAACTCTTCTGCTATTTTTATGAACCTCTGAGCTTGTTGTTTGTGCATTCCTACATTTTCAAGCCATTTACCAAATTCACCATGTACAAGATCGTTCTCTTTCACATGTTTTAATCTTCGTCCAATTTCGAATATCGATTGACCTGCAATGTTTTGGTAACTAACACTCACAATTATTTGCTTATGTTGTATATTGCGCCTATCCACGAAAAGATGAAAGAGAAATAATACAAAGCTTAATATTACAAGCATTAATAGAGACGTAGTTATTTCATCAAAAACTAGGCTCTGTGAGAAGCTCTATATTGCATTGAATGAATGGTTACATGGATTACAGGTCATTACGTGCCGTAAATCGCTTAAATTAGACTTTTTCGTTAGTAATTATTGTGAAAAGTTACATAATTTTACCTTTTAATATCAAGTTGCGGTTACAGAAAAGTCGGGCTCGTTTAATTCATTTTTAAAAAGGATGGGCGCAAATTCAACGCCTCCCTTTAAATTCAGAAATTATTTTTTCGAATTTCATTTTATTTTTTATAATCTCCAGTATTATTTTCACTGCCCGATTAAATTATCTATCCCATTAAAATTTTTCATACCATCTAATTCACACTTGCCTTATTTAAGTATATTTATCACTTAAAACTTCACTTTTAATCTATCTATTTAAGCAGCTTTCACACACTATTTAACAGCTTGTAACACTTAATATATAATCATCTATACATGCGCTGTATCACTCTCTAAATGGCTACAAACACCATTGTATATAAGCAAACCATTCACGATTAGTAACTCGTTTGTGCTTCTCATATTGTTGTTACTTATCATCTAATAACAACAATTATTATTTATATTTTTAAATCTCATTTTGATTTTTGAATTTAATTTTTATTTTGAAATTAGAAATATTATTTTGAAAATAATTCTTTAAAACTTTTTTTGTAATTCAAATCTGAAATTACTTTTTACATTTACTTTCTTCTCTTAATGAACTTCTTAACTGAATTGATTCAACAAATGAAATCATTTATCTTCTGAACTCAATCAACAATTGAACTTCAACAAATGAATTAACTTAAACAATTTATCTTAATTGGATTAATCATTCTTAATTAGAAATCAAATATCAATTACAACTCATTTCTTCTACAATTCATTTCTTCTCTTTGAATGTTGATGAACAATCACAATGAAACTTCTGTGTGAACTATCTCATTAGTTGGATCTAATCCTCATACTAAAAGTAGTGACCTTATAAACTGTGTCCTTAATAACCCGACCTTTAATGTAGGTAGCTTAATCACTGCGTACTTTATTGTGCAGTCCTCTAAACTATCCACCTTAATAAGCAGTGTGCTTTAATACACAGTGTCTTTAATGCTTGGGCACTTTATAACAGATGGCGCTTTATTATCTATGCTCATTGTTTGCCTGCACCTTTAATACTTGGGTCTTATAACTGCATGTGCTTTTATATACTATGTTGAAGTATCTGCTACACATTGAATGCGTTCCACATATATCATTGTGATTACTTTCACATATATACTTTAAGAAAAGACCACCACCAATTAATAGTGATGGCCTAAACCAACGTACAGAAGAACTAGGAACTAATGAAAATAACAAGGAGTTAAATGCCCAATGGCTAATTTAGACTTTAATACTGAGCGCTCAACATTAAAGATTTAGTATATCTTTAATATCTATATTATACCATGAACGCCGTCATAATGCTACTTTATATTATCTAGTATTAATAGAAATTGCTTTTATTTTACCAATCTTTTCAATAAACTTATTCATCGATGTAACTTCATCTGTATAGATTTGTACACTCTTAACTTTGTTCTGCTGCACTAACTTTATAAATTCTTGCATAATTGGTTTGTCATCCACTTCTATAGACAGTCCATACAGTCCTTTATTGACTACCACTGTTAAATTGCCACGATGTATCGATGCTAGGATATTACTATCTTTATTGTTGTCTAACATCACACATAGCTTGTCATTGTCTTTTAATGCTTGAAATACATTGTTATCTAACTCATATGGTTTAAATGTCTGATAGTTAGGATCTACTGTTTTGGTCGTCCCCATTTCTACAGGTTTATCTGTCGTAAGTGCTTGTACTGTAATTCGATTCTTTTGCTTATTATATTTAACGTTATTATCTGATTGTTTGATTGTTGTTAGCATATACTCACATCCTTACCATTGTTTCTTGCCATAATGATATTTTTGGAACTCATCACGAGAAACGGCATCTAATGCTTTCTCTAATTTCCATGCATACCCTCTTGGTGTCGATTGTTCGTCGTATTTATCCCCATCACCTAAATTAATTTCGTGGGCTAACATTTGGCCTTTATACTGGTTGTGAATGTTACCAGGATTATTTTTCTCTTGCTTAACATAACGTTCACGAGATATACGACGACCAGCCTCATTTTTATTCTCAATCATTTTACGATACACTTTTACAACATCTTGCAGTTTATCCTGCATCTCTTTCGCTAGTTTTTGATGTTCATCCTTAAATCCTGTCATTTCTTTGTTGTATGCCTTGTAGAACTGGTCAAATTCTTCTTCAGTTACTTTATAATCTGATGAGTTAAGTTGTTCGTCGACTTCGATTAATTCTTGTTCTAAATCTGATTGTAGACTTTTTAATTTTGTTGCTTCTGCAAATTCATCATTATTTTGGTAATGTGTAATTTTACTATTAATCTTTTTAATACGATTTGTTAGCTGATGGTACTTCTGTTTAACCTCTTTTGCCTTAACACCCTTATCATAAATTTGATTATCAAAGATATTGATTGTATTGTCTTGTACTGTTTTTACCATAATTAAATGCCTTCTTTCGTTTTTGATTTATTATTCGCTTTATTGCACTAAAGTCTTTCTTATTTCTAGCATATTGCCTTACCAGTGAATCGATATACCTAACAGATACATTGTTCACATGGGTAGGTAAACGAGCTAGAATCTGATGTGCTATCCGTTTGTGATTCATGGAAACACTCCCTTAACTTATTTTCTGTGTATTACCTTTTATATGGTGTGTCGGCATAACATAGTGACTACTTCTATCAATTTCTAACATACTTTTACCATCTCTGTATTTCTGCCAATATTTAGCATCTACAGTGAGTTTATTAATTTCATCTAGTAAATAATTAATCGCTAAATGATCACCACGTAAATATATTGTCATATGCCCTACACTGTTATAGTTGAGTTTCAAATTGTACCCTCTTAACCACAAGAAAATTGATTCAGTATTTAACCTTGATTGCAGCTTTGCCTGTCCTAAACTCGACAAACACCAATCACATGTTATGAAATCAATTTCTAAATACTGATACTTGCCCTGTGTTTTATAGATGTGACAAATAGGTTTATTAGCAATTTCTAAATTCTTAATATCATTAAAATTGAGTTTCTTATTATTTAATTTGAATGGATCAGTTGGTATTGAATGCATTAACACAGTTTATGAGTCCTCCTATTTTGAAATTACTACTTATTACTACTTATTATTTAAAATTACTAGTTATCGAAATCTCTCAATCCTTGTTATACCAACACTTATGAGCCATCAATTACTACAATTACTACAATTACTACTTTTTTTAAGGGGGTACATATATAAGAAAGAGCATTCCATTGTATTACTTTATATATAACCTCCTATTTTCAAAGTAGTAATGCTAGTAATTTTATATAGTTAATCACCTTTAAAACCTTTGATATCAACGGTTACAAGAATTACTACTTTTGATAAAGATATAGTAATTAAGTAGTAATACTAGTAATTTATTTTTTCAAAGTTAAATCCTAATTCTTTAATTATGGTTGTTTTGATGGCATAACCTTTTTGAGATTCACCTGCAAATGTAATGTTCTTTTGTTTACCGTAATTATTCGTTTCAAGATATCCTCTTTCATCCCATTGTTTGACGGTGGAATTAAATTCAGCACCTAGCATTTCTTTTATAGTTGGTGTCATAACCAATAGAAACTCATTTTTATAAATGGCCATTAATTCAGCGTTATCATGATAATATTTGTTATAAGCAATACGTCCACGATTAGCATTTAATTTCTCAAGCAATTCTTCTAATAATTGTTTTGGTTTATCGATATTTTTATTATTCTTCATCATACTTGTGTGGGCTTTATTAACGTTGATATATGGGTCATGCTCAAAGCCTTCAATATCATTTAATATCTCACCTGTAATTTGTAGTAGTGCAAAACTACGCGCGATACGATCCATTACTTCATTACCGTTAGCTTGTTTCATAAAATATTTAACAGCACTATCAAAAGACGCTTTGTATTTATCTTTGTCAGCTCTATATTGTTTGATGAATAATTTACCTAATAAACCATGATTATTTTCCATTGCTTTTGCTATATCACCAAATTCAGTTTTATCAGTATTAGGAAATGGGTCATCTTGCAAAGTAATTACACGACCTGCAACACCTGCCTTATCTGGTGCGATATCTGGTATAGCAACTTCACCACTTGAAAGCATGATATTGTTCCACGGCTCTAAATAATCAATAGAACGGTCTGAATTACCACGTCCCTTAGATTGACCACCAGAAAATTGGTATACAATGCTTGGTATTCTAAATGGATTATCTGCCTTGCGTGTATCATCTTTTATTAAGGGGAATGAATTTAAAAATGAAGCCATACGTTCAACACTTACATTAGTGGCATTCCATTCAGTAACTAATTTTCGATTTCCCCATATACTTGCACATATCTTTAAGGTAAATGTTTTACCACTTGATGTACGGCCTGATATCTCACTAACAAATGGGTCAACATCAAAATCTTTGAGCAATACAGAACCTAATGAGCTATAAAACATCATCATAACCATTGGATTATCCTTAATTGGATTAAATACACCTTTGATATAATCATCAATATTACCCTTTGTTTCAAACGCATCAATCAATGCTTGATACCCCTTATCAGCATTAAATATTTTGTACTGATTATCTTGTTGATCTTCTACATAGGGTGAAATGAAATGTCCATTAATATTGCCTAACCGTGTAGCCACATCATAATCTGGTATTTTATTAAAGCGTCTGTAAAAACTTAGATATTGAACAAGATTACCTGCTTCATTTTGAGTAACTTCCAAACCTTTACTGGCAAGTTCCACTAAATATTTACCTTGCGTAATATCTCTAGCTAATACTGGCAATTTATATTTACGTTTAGCATCTTCAAATTCTAATTCATAATAAAATTCACCAGTTTCAACATTTTTATATCTTTCAGTTATATAAGGTGGTGTACTGGTAAGATAAATGTGAGCTATATCTATAACTTCACCCTTTGTATTCTTTTTCTCTTTTTCCAAATACAACCATTTGCCTTTAATTAAATAGGGTTCTGGAATGGTTGGTTTATCTTTATTAATTTCTTGAAATTTTTTAAGACTATTCATAGTTTCAAATACATCTTCTTGTGTTACTTCCATTTCCTCTACTGTCATATCCCGTCCCCCTCTAGTTGCTCATATGCTTTTTGAGTATAGAATTAAATGTTTTGTTTATTTCACTATCTTCCATAGGTGGATTGCATGATTTGCCCCATGCTGTCACAAGTCCATATGCAAGGTGTGCATCTACATATCTGCGTAATAAGTATCCACTTATAGAAGCTAACGATTGATTGCGTTCACCTTCACCAACCCCAAATGCTAGATCAGCCCAGTATGATGAATCACGTTTTTTATATTGGCTTGAGTAGTTGATGGTAATTGGTTTATTTTTTTGGCCATCGATTGCTTTCGATAACTCATTTAAATCACCTATAGTGATTGCAGGTGCATCATTATATTTAAAAATATATGGTATATTCTTATCTGGCTTTACAGGTAATGCCATAGCTCTTGATGGTTGATAACTACCTTCATCAATCTTATAACCTATTTTCTGCGCTAATGCTTGCGTATACTTCCTATAATCATCTGCACTCACAGGCTCACTTATAGGCACCATAAGGCGAATACGTGGTTTTTCTGAAGTATGGTTATAAGTTGTATGGAATGCCCAAGAATAGCCCTCTAATTGCTTACAAATAGCACTGTATAACCCTTTGAAATCAGTAATATCATCATAATCAAGTGCTAGTGTATTTCTGTTTATAATGTTTTCATCATTACGGTACTTTTGAATGAGTTTGCCGTCTTTTTCCATGTCTTTTACATCTCCATAAACGACTAAACCACGTTTATATTTATCATCGTTATTCATTGGCGTTTGTATTCTATTAAGCCATTCCGACCACATAACATTATTCGTTTGAACAAATGAATCGGAATATAAATTTTTGTACTCGATAATTTTTAATTTAAAATCATGCTGTAATTTTATTTGTTCAAAGCCCATTTTTTCGCCCCTCCTACTGTTAAAACAAGGCATGAAATGGTATAATTAATATATAAATAAGCCATTCCATGCTTGTTTTTTTTATTATTCCAAATATTTACGCGTTATCAGTTCCGTCGCCAAACTTCGCTGATGACGCTTTTTCTATGTCTTCTAATACTGTATCCAGTTCTTTTAGATAAATATTTAATAAATCAATGTGTTGCGTGATGTAACAACGGTGTTCGTGATAACTGGCACCATGTTTCAATATTTCATCTTTAGTTAGCCGGTGTCCTGAATCATACGTAAAATACTCATCATCAAACCAGCAAAAAGTTGTAACTGCATCATTGATTTTTCTTTTGATAATATCTATTTGTTCAATTAAATTTTTAGTTTCCCAATTCATCGTAAAACTCCTTTACTTATAAAAATTAATGTAATTTGGTCTATTTTTCTCAATTGCTTTAATCAATTTTTCAATTTCTAATTTAGCAAGATACAAATTATTCAAATCGTCCTCACGTGAGAAATAACTAATTTCATTTTGCATTTCATTACCACTTGTACCTAATACTGTTAAAATATTTGTCGCATTAACAGACATTTTTATCATCCGTTCAAAATCTGTGACCATATCTAAAATATCTAATTCGCCAATATATTTATCATTAATATCTTGATGTTTCATATATGCTTTAATGAGTTCGTATTCACGAAGTTCTCTATCATCTTTACTCAATTTTCTATTATAAATACGTTCATTTATGAGCATGAGTGCAATTTCTCTACCATATTTACTTTTAAATTCTCTAACTATTTCTATTTGTGGGCTGCTTTCATGGTTTGTCATCTTATTCAACCTCCAAAAATCTCACAAAATTTTCCATTTCTTCGATAGCTATTTTTAATTCTTCAATATCGTCTTTGGTAATAAAATGACGTACATTTGAATCTGAATAGTTAGCAGAAAAATTCATGAAAATTTCTGTGGCGTGTACAAGTTCTTTATATTCTCTATAATCATCAAGAATTTCTGAAACCTCATCATCATTCAAATTAGGATATTCCTTACTTATAACTGTTGCATCTTTGTCATGGCGTTTTTGCAATACTTCCATCATTTTTTTAGTGTGTTTTTCGTCTTTAAAAATACGGTCGTAACTTACTTTCTTTTCAATATTTTTATAATCCTGTTTAGTTAATTTATTCATTTATAATTCCTCCAATTTTTTATTCTCAATTTCGTTAAAATAGTTATCAAAAAACGTGTAACTTCCAAAACTTGCTAATACTACTAATACCAGTGCAATGTAGAAATCTGGAATTAATGTGCTGAATGTAATTGTGGTAAATGGTATAGTTATAAAAGTCATTAGCATTCTCATTGGATCACCCCCCTAAGCGTTGTATATTTCAGTAAAATTCTTTTTGATATATTCTTTCATGGGTTCTGCCAAAAACTTGTAATGATCTGCTTGTGATTTAGGTTCATGTACAAACCTTTCAATATCCTTTTTAAATTTTGGATTTAGCAATAGTTTTTTCATAATTGAATTCCTTGATAATTGCATGTGTGACTGTAAATCTTTGAATGACCACACAAGTTTAGGTTCATTGATAATTACAATACCTTCACTTTCTTGTAGTTGTTCTTGCATTATTTTCACCTCCTTATTAAGCAGTAGCTTGTGTATTTAAGTATTTATTGTAAATGGTTTTACTGACTGAAATATCTAAACCAAATTTGTTAATAGAAGTCATTAAATCGACTGTGTCATCTAAAATTTGTTGCCGAATAATTAACATATCTTCACTCATTTGATCTTTTTTTAAAGCTTTATCATAACCAAACAATGTTGAAACACATTTATTAACTACAGTTTGACATTTCATATAACTAATCTTATTGGGATTAGATAAACCTTTTTGCAAAACGTCCATAGCTTTTCGTTGATGCTGCTTATCCATTAAATCAAATACTTCATGTTGCTTTAATCCGATTGTTTGTCTTAACTCTTTAATAACTTGCTTAACCCATTTCTTAAACTCATCAGCTTCATCACGTCTACTATTCCAAATAGCTTCGTAAATGCCATATTCAGAAATGACACTTACTAGTTGTGTCTTTCTTGCGAACTTACTATTTGAGGTGACCTTCACATTGTGAGTAGTCACATCTTCTGTATCTATCATCCTTAACATGTTTGATGTTTGAGAATAACCTAAAGCATTAGAAACATCTCCAGCGACTGCCCAATACTCACCATCTTTTTCTATGAATCTAATTTCTTTGCCATCAAAAATCTGCTTTATCATGTTATGCCTCCTTTTGTTTTAGCATCTCCATAAGTGACTGTTTAGGAATTAAGATTTTTCTACCTAAACGAATGCTTGGTATTTCTTTCTCTCTAATCAGTTTGTACGTGTGATGTTCGTTTAGACGTAACAACTCAGATACTTCTTTAACTGTTAAGTACATATTATTTCACCTCCTTAGTTAATCTAGTTTATATTTTTTGTTTAACTAGATTATATTTAAATATTAGCATTTTAGTTGTCGCTTGTAAATAGTTTTGTCCTCTAGTTATAATATTCAGTGTAATTGATTAAAAATGGAGGGTCTAAATTGAATTCACTAAGTTTAGGAAGTCTTTTAAAAGGATTCCGAGAAGAAAAAGGATTTACTGTAAGAGAATTATCAAATTTAATTAATTTTTCATACACATATATATCATCTGTAGAGAATGACAAAAAAAAGAATCCCTCGCAAAGATTTTTAGAGTCATATATTTACGGTTTGGCTAAAACTAACGAAGAAATATATGATATGAAAAATAAAGTTAAAAATCTGACTAGCGAAAAATACTTTAAAAATGACAATTCCTTACTTGATTCGTTTTTATCTACAAATGCACCTAATGTTATGAATATAAAAAATGGAAATGCTGTCACTAACGATACATTTAGTTTTCCAGTTAATGACATTTCATTTCATTTAGATGATAAATATAACTCTAAATATTTCAGAAAACTAAAAATGACTGATGATGATAGAAATTATATTTATAAATTCATAAATGACTATTTTATTAGAAAAGTACAATTGCAAAAAAGAGAAGTGGAACATCAATTAGAGTTAAATTCTATTGAAAGAAATGTTGCAAACAAGCACATTGAAGAATATGAGGATTTGATAAATAAATTGTATGATCCCAATGATTTAAAATATTAAGTAGGTGATATTATGGCTTACATTGAAAAAAGAGGTAAAACATGGAGATATTCAATCTCATATGTAGATGATGAAGGCAACCGTAAAAAGGTTCAAAAAGGTGGTTATCGTACTAAACAAGAAGCTAAACGAATTGCAGAGGATTTAGAATATAAAATGAGAAATGGTTATGCTGTAAGTAATGATATAACATTTGCAGATTATTTTTATCAATGGTATGAAGTTAATAAACTACCACACGTATCAGAATCAACTAAAAGACATTATGAATCTGCATACAAGCATATTAAAGACTATTTTAGACACAAGTTATTAAAAGATATTAAACGTACTGAATACCAAAAGTTTCTCAATGAGTACGGTTTAACGCATAGTTATGAAACGATTAGAAAGTTAAATAGTTATATACGTAATGCATTCGATGATGCTATACATGAAGGTTATGTTATTAAAAACCCTACATACAAAGCAGAATTACACGCATCTATTCCAGCCAAAACAGAAGAAATGAAGTTTATTAATGAATCAGAATTCAAAAAACTTAAACATTATTTTGAACAAAAAAATACCACCTCATCACTTGTGCTATTAGTAGCACTTGCAACAGGTGGTAGATTTTCAGAAATTGCTAAATTGAAACGTGAAGATCTGGATATTAAAAATAATAAAATTCATTTAAGAGGTACCAAAACCGAAACATCAGACAGAATAATAAGTATTGATACAGTAACTATGAAACGTATTCAATCATTTATTGATTCACGACCTACTAATATCAGTGGTTACATCTTTACTGTTGATGGTAAAACAATAACAAATGCTGCTGTAAACAAAGTACTGAGAAAAGCATGTGATAATCTAAATATAAAAGAGATAACTATTCACTCGCTAAGACACAGTTTCTGTTCTATACTCATACATCATGGCTTTTCAATACTATATATATCAAAACATTTAGGGCATTCCAATCCAGCCACGACACAATCGATTTACTCCCACCTACTTCAAGAAACTTATGAGCGTGAAGATGAAAAAGCAATGAAATTACTAGAAACTATTTAAGCCACTTAATTATAAATATTAGGTGGTTTTTTACTATAATTTATTTTTCAGTCCCCAAATAGTCCCCACAAAGTAAAGAAAAAGCTTATATAACAACATTTAATAACTTTATAATATGCCCTTCGAGGGGATAATTGAATGTTCTTCGTTATAAGACATTACCTTAAATAGTGATTTATCGGGCTTTCAATGACTTTTATTTTCAGTCATTGAAAGTCCTTTTTATATTTCTACACCACGTAAAATATAAAACAACGATTCATAAGATTTAAAAACAAATTTCTTCATTTATAACGTTTAAATGGCTTAACTATTGTGATTCAAGCATTTAAAGTTTCGCGAAAATGATTTTATGATTATTTTTAAACATTTAACTACTTAAATATATCACCATTATTTCACATTGATAAACGTGCTGCCTAAAACATCTCTCACATCGTGAATAACTAAAAAGGCATTTTCATCTACTTCATTGACTAATTTTTTAACTCTGGTCACCTGAGACTGAGGTACAACAACATATAACATCGTTGTTTCAGTTTTAGCATAACCGCCTTTTCCATTTAATAGTGTCGAGCCCCGACCGGTAAAGGAATTTATTTTGTCACTGATAATTTCATTCTTACTAGAAATGACCGTAACGCCTTTTTTAGGATTAAAGCCTTCAATGATAAATGAAGTCGCTCTTTCTGTAATGAATAACATGATAATCGTAAATAACACATTTTTTAATGGTAATACCATTAAGAAAGATAAGACGACAATACCATCTAAAATAAAAATACCTTGTGATGTTTTCATTTCTGAATACTTACTTATGATTTTAGCAATGACAGATGTGCCTCCAAGTGTACTCCCTGTAGAAATTACTAGTCCAGCACCCAT